GTCAGGCATGATAAATCCTTTACACAATATTCACATTATATGTGAATTGAAATGGTAATTGTAAAGCACCAGTAGCAATAGCTGATTTCAAAATAGGAGCAAATGTTAACGGTGCGTAATTTGTAAATTTTGAAGCAATAAATCCGAGTGGTACTGTATTTAAAGCAAATCTGTTAAGAATTGCTCCACCCAATATTGTTCTCACACCATTAAGAATATTTATATTTACCTGATTACCAATACCAAATGTAACACTAATTTGGTATGTTTGATTTATACTAGGATCTGTACCATTTACTCCTGATAAAAATCTCATTATCCTTCTTTTTAGCCAATTTATGGTAAATACCTGTCCGTCACCTTTGTAGAAATTCCATGTAATGATACGTTTAAATATATCATCAGTTGTTGCGTAATAAGTTTTTGGACCTATATTTTTATAGTAATTCAATGGTACAGAATTTAGACCCCACGTATTTAACGGACCAATTGCTTTAGAGCCACCAGAAGGCAAAGAAGGTCTTTGTATTCCATACAAACCCAAGGCTACCCAATCTAACAATGGACCTACAATTGTTCCGCTTGTGTACACTGGCAAATTAATACTATTAAACCAATCTACGTATTCTTGAGACATTCCATTAAAACTAGACACAAATGCTTGCAATGAATCATCGTCATTGTATTGAGTATACAAATATGACGGGATAACTTTAGTTTGCATGATTACCCCTGATTAATTACAACATTAGAAGTCTGAGTATAAAAATATGATTCTGGATCACCAGAAACAAGACCCGTTCCAACTGCTGGTGAAACTGAAATACCATTAATAGTAATTGCAAAAACTAATCTTGTTAAAAGATTTGTAGGTAATATTGTAGCAATTGCTTGCTGAAATACCTCTTGCATCTGTAATAAGTTAATTGGCTGACCAGCATAAATAGAATTAATGTAATTTACAATTGCAGGATTTCCATATTGGACAATAGCTGCTTGTGATACAAAATTTGTGGCTGATGTATTCCACGTTACAGTTACAGTTACTGTCTGTTGTGGAGGAATAACATAAGGTATCAGATACGTATCTGGATAGTCTTGGATACTTACAACTGAATTACGTAGGTTTGGTGTAACGACACCACCAGATGAATATGTTCCATAGCTAGTAGTATTTACTCCTATACTAAATGTAGTTGGAGTTAATACTGTAACAGTCAACGGCGTGTTATTTATAGAAGTCATTCCAACAACGCCAGCAATATTAATAACCTGACCTGTTGAAAAATTGTGGTTTAAGTTTGTCGTTACAACGCCAGGATTTGCATTAGTAATTCCTGTTACGCTTAATGTTGAACCAACCAAAGAAGAAATATCAAATAAAGAGTTGTAAATTGCGTATGCGACCTGATACGGATCACCGCCACCGCAGATAATTTCCCAACTAGAAGACTGCTGGCGAATAGAGACAAGCCTTGTCTGTACTCCAGATACGTTGCCAAGAAGTGTTCTCAAATAATTAGGCATTCCCTGCGCACCACATAGACCTGCTTGTAATACCTGCGAACGGTATGCATCCATACTCTCAGCATCTAGCCCTGGAGTTCCTGCTAGTGGATTATTAACCGTGACAACCACAGGAGAAGGTACTGATGTTGCCAGTAAAGTAACTGTGTTTGCTGGTACCGCCCAAATACCGCTTATTGTTGCTACACAATAAACACTAGCGCTTTGTCCATTAGTTCCAATAATCACACCTTCTTGAGTGGTGTATTGGTACGTTCCATCAGATACAACGAATCCTGATGGTATAGAATATCCGATTGCCGTACTGGAAAATACAACATATACGCTTGTATTGGTCGTGTTGTTTAATGGGACGCCATAAACATTACCTAATTGCAACAGTAATTGATCGTTTGCGCCATATGGTGTTAGCGAGTTAACTAGATCAACTCTAGCCTGATCACAAATAACAAGCGCGCCAACATCTGTTGATGAAATATCTTCTATCAATGATCCAGGCAAATCAGCAGTATATCCAGGTACTTGAGAAGCAACAGACGCAATAAGCTGATTCCTCAATACGGTAGGATCTTGAGGTTGCAAACCTGCAGACGTGATAATTGTTGGTAAACTCATGTTGCCACCTGTGTAATTATTCTGGAGCCTGAATTAGTCAATACATTAATATTATATGTTGGCGTGGCATCTGTTGTCTGCGAAATCTGCAAATTAGAGAAATATTGAGAAAATAAACTCTGTGTATTAGCAACGTAGTAAGTAGGCAATATCTGCTGAATAACTGACATTTGAGCAGGTATACCATACTGAGCATAGAATGGTGATTCTCCAGGTGCAAGTTTTAAGCATTGCGCGAGTGTCGTGATATAAACAGAATCGTTATATCCATTTGAATCTGTATCTATCTCGATCCAATTTCCATTTAGTCTGCCATATGTTCTCATTATACCGGTGCTCCTGTGTTGCTTCCGCCTGATGTAACACCAGAGTGAACGTGCGTCTTTAGTGACTTACCACCAGCAACAACATCATTTGTTACAGTTATTGGCCCAAGCATTGTAGCTGTACCGCCTCCCGCACCAACACCTTGAGATAATGGACCATTCAGCACAGTGGCACCATTAACTGTAAATGGACCTGTAACCGTTGTTCCAGAACTATTAATCAACAAAGAATTTCCACCAACAACACAGTTAATTCCAGACGGAGTTAGCGTTATTACTGCTCCAGATCCAGTATCACGGATTACAACTCCATTTGGTCCGTAAAGTGTGACAGCGTTAGGATCTACGCTAGTCCATGCAGTATTTGCTATGGGCAAGAAAACCAACGCAGAAAGATTCGCCGGTATAGACAAATCAGCAGTTCCAGTCCCTAGTCCGCTAACACCACCAATGCGGGCGTCCATTGGCACCACCACACCTTTGCAGCCATCTTGTATTGGATAACGTACATACTCAGGGCCAAACAAAGGGATGGTCACTTGTGGCAGCGTAAATCCTGACTGTATTTCAAACTTCACGGTAACAATTGAACCAGATACAGAAACAACAGATGCAGGAAGTCCCTTACCTAGAATCTGGACGGCATCCATTATCTTTTTTTGCGCAAAATTATTTAGAGATAGCGCAAGCGGTGTTTTTTGCCCTTCGTTACTCATACTGATATCACCGAATCAATTGATGTTACCCAAGAATTTGCATCAGCCTGTCTTGAATTACCTGCATGCAATATTCTAACAACTTGAAACGTACTTTGAAACGCTGATTTGTTTCTATATTGTGATTGTGACGACTGTGTAATTGTGGTTACAGATCCTGTAGGCATTTTAATGTAATCACCTACATTAATATCTGATCTTAGCACTGAACGTACGTTAATCTGCTGCGGCCCTATCCATGTTGGCTGACCAATCAAATCAACAAAATTAATCTGTAATGGTGATGTTTTGCTTGTTCCATCGTAAACAATAATCTGGTTGTTTTTAATGCACATATCAACACCAGAATAGCTACCACCAATGATTGTCTGACTAACGCCTTTTATGTATTCTGCAAATTGAGTCAATGTACCGTAGTACCCAGGCTCATCATGTGACAGAATAAGGTTTGGACTAATATTAACAATTGCTTTCATTGTTGGAAATGCCGTAGCTAATGTATTTGCAATTGCAGTTCCTAAATGAACTCCTTTTTTCCAGTTCAACGTTAGGTTTGCTGGCTGTGAAGCAGTTCCAGAGTAAGTGTAAGCAATAATGTCTAACGTTTGATTAGTACCTTGCCAGTTACCAAATGCCTGATAAATTGTTCCTTCTAGTATCAAGCCATATTGTGCTGGATTTGCTAAAGGCAAACCACTAGCCATTCCTGCGTACAATCTAATGGTTTGACCGTTTAAGTCACTTGCTTGCCCTATATCCTGTAACGATATCCCCCATATTTTCATCATTGCCATTCCCATTGGGGATGCCATTGCATATAAAGGGACATTTAATTCTAATGTCAATGCTGCCGTATTGTACGATCCATTAGATAAAAAACTGGAGTAGTTACGAACAACCTTTCCAGTCTTTGAGTCACTAATGATCAAATTGTAGGCTCTCATGGTGAAACCTCAATTTGTTGATTTGCAATCCTGTAAATCATAGTTGAAGTGAAATACCCGGCAGTCAAAGAAATATCGTAATTTAACGGTGATCCAATAAATGGCATGCACAATATTAGAGTTCCA